AGGCACCTCAACTACTAATGTGGAGTCTTCCGAACCAAACGCTGGTTCTATTTTGTAACCTGCTTTTTTCAATGGTTCTATGAGTTCTGAGTTGATTGATAGACGAACTCTTCTTATGTAAAATCTACTCTCAGGATAATGTAAACCTGGTGTGGCACCTGCTAACAATGAAACTGTACCACTTGGTTTAACTGAAGTAGTCTTGATTGAATTTGGTATAGCGAACCAATCAGAATATTTAGAATCCCAATCTTGTATTACATCATATCCATCTTCCAACCAATTTTTCAATTCATCTAAACCTCTGTTTGTTATGAATTGTGCAACACCACTAACACTACAACCGATTCTCCTGTTTCTCAACATCACTCTGTTTGTGTCAGCCCAATGTGTTCTACCAAGTGTTACAGTCTTGGCATACAGATAAGCATACTTTAATGTACGAGCGTAATCCTCAAAGTCATCATGATTATCTGGAAAAGTTTCAACAAGACAACATAATTCGTATGACTCAAGTGTTTGTTCTAAACAAGGATTACCACCCATAGCTCTATGGTCTTTATCATCACCACCATTCTTCATTCTTGAATAGTGTCTCATGTTTTCTAACCATGCTAAACCTGGCTCACCATTATCTACAATCCTCTTAGCCGCATCGGTGTAGTCCATACCTAACTCTGCGAATATAGAGTTGTTACTTGTCCAACCATATTGGTCTCTATGTGGATTTACTTTGTAATTCTTTAAGTCTAAATACTCTTCTGAGTGTGGATCACCAAAAACTATCTCAGCAGTTCTACGAACATTTCCTGCTACAACACATTTACCTATAAGATTCATTATGTCTACGATCGTAGTTACTGTAATTGGTTCACCTGAATTACCCTCTAATACTTTTCGTATATCTGCATGAACTTCTTTTAGTGGCTCAGGTCCTGAACTAACCCCACCAAAACCTTTGATGGGCAATCCTGCTTCTCTTACTTTACTATAATCGAAGTCTATCTCTGATGTTCCGTGAAAATAACTTTCTAATAATAGTCTGAGAGATTCTACCCAACCCTCTCTTGTATCAGGTATTTCAAATACTTCTTTGTTTCTATCTTTGTTCACACCTTTGACTACAATCTCACCAGCTCCTTTTGTATCAAAACCAACACCAACACCTAACATAGATGCATCCATAAGGAAACAGAATGGTTTAGAATAATCTTCTTTGAGTGTTTTGGTTGATACGAATGCACAATTGTTTAGAGCTGCATATAAACCTTTTTCTTCGGTGATTGGTGTACCCATAGCCCACAAACCACGACCAGGTGGTAGGAACTTCATGTTAAAAATTCTTTCATACATTTCTTGAGCTGACTTTTGTGCTTGCCATGCATTCCAACCTAATTGATGTGATTCGATATGATTCTTTTGCATGGAGTATGTACCCTCAACAACTCTTCGAACTGTTTCCCACCACCTTTCGTTCTTACCATCGTCTTTAATACGAGAATATGTTCTCATGTAAACTAATTCTCCTAACCCATTAAAACCGAAAGGTGCTTTCTTTCTTTTATATTTACTGACGAAATTTTCTGATAACTTAAATTGTTCCATTGATTCTGGCTCCTCCTGAATTTCCTGTTAACCTGTACAAAATATAACTATTATATATATAAGAATAAAAACAAACTATTTAAAATTTTCTTCATTTTCAAATAATTTTTTCTTATTAGTTTTATTCGAAGCCATCGACTTCACTACTTTTCATATCATTATACTTACTTGCCAACAATTTTCTCTTAAATTCTTCACTATTATCCATCTTACCTTGTTGCTGTTTACCTGGCGCACTTGTTGATTCGTATATTTCTATCTTACCAAGATTTGTATTCATACTCATCGGATAGGTTATACCATCGATACCAAACCTATTCTTAATAATATGACATCTTGCTGTATGACTTAGCTTGTCTTCAGCTTTTCTACTGATACTCATAACAAAGTCTGCAATCATAATCTTACTATATGCTTCTGCTACTTTAGTAGCCTCAATCACTTCCTCTTCTAATGCCGAACGATTAGCCTGTGATGCTGTCCATATTGGAACTTTAAACTCACCTGCTAATCCTCTAAGTTCTTCATAAACTGCACCTAACTGATGTCTTACCTCTCTCATACCACTATTATCTCTCAAGATATCAGCGTAATCAACAACAACTAAATCGGCTTTTATGTTTTTTAACTCTAATTGTTTTAGATGCGCTGACAAAGTATTGACTGTCGCTGAACGTGTAGGATAGTATTTGATAATCATTTTACCTTTTAACCCATCGATTATCTTTTTAACATCATCTTTCTGATATTTTATATTTTGTGTTGTTATACCACTAAAGACAGTATCATATCTTAATCCTACGTAAGTTTCGTTTAACTCCAATGTATAATGTACAACCGTGAATCCTCTCTTAATTGCACCTGCGGCTAAACTCTGAAGTAACCAAGTTTTACCAACACCTGCTGGCGCGACTACGACACCTAATTCACCCTCACCTAAACCACCATCCATAATCTCATTCGTGATATCCCACGGCGTTTTGATTGTTATTCTTGTAGATTTAGTCAATCTTTCTTCAATACCCACGTTGTAATCATGTCCTACATCGACAGGTGTTCCTGCTTTCATAGCGTTGTCAATCACTGTTTTTATACCATCATAATTTTGATTTTCTAATAGATTTACGGATTCCATGATAGCTGACTTTAGAACTTGATTCTTACAGAAATCTAATGTTTTCTCTTGAACAAATTGTAAATCATTTGCTTCTCTATATCTCCACGCATCTTTCAATCCCTCAACAACTGATATCTTAAATACATCATTCTCAATATTCTCTACCTCAATTTTCAAAGCCTCTAATGTTGGTGTAGTTTTATACTTGTTGAAATATTCATTGATGGTTTTTGCTAACCAAGAATTAGCATCAGATTCAAAATATTCTGGCTGTAAGACTTCCATGATAGTTTGTAAAAACATCGAATCTATGAGACATGATGTAATAATCTTAGATTGAAACGATGTACCAAACTGAGTTAATGTTGTATTACTCTCCATATAATTCTTTCGTGAGTTCGGTTTTAGATAAGTTTAATTTTTTTTGTCTGTATTTTTCTTTCATCTTTTTGAGTATTGTTTCTTTATTTCGGTTGTAATATTCCATTTGCCATTTTCTTTGTGCATCTCTTTTTTGTTTTGTAGACTTAGATAAACCAGAATGATACTTAGCAGGTTGTGTACCCTTTCTTTTCTTTATATCAGGATCTTGTCTAACTTTATCATGCATATGTTGTACTTCACCTATTACTACATTTGTTTTTTTATTCTTTTTTTCGCCTGGTGTCATACTTTTCATGTAAGCTGTAGCCTCCGGAGTTCCCCATTCATATTTGTATTCTTCCTTTACTGATTTTATGTGATTAGCTATCTCATCAGCATGTGGATGTAGTGCTTTTGGCAAACCAGCTTTGAAACTTTTCATATCACCTGATCTTGCATGAGCTCTCATTTTAGTACCAGACATACCTTCAACACCTTTAGCATCATCTGATCTTTCACCTGCTATATGTTTTGTAATAGATTTAAAATTATAATGTCCATGACGAAGACCTTTTTTACCATTATAGGTATTCAACATTTTATGAAAACTTTCAGCTCTAGGTCTATCACCAACTATATGTAAATGCTTAATGCCTTTGTTATGTAACTTAACTGCTTGATGTAATACAGATGGATTATCTTTATCTGAATGAGATACATTAACTCCTTTTGGAGCAACTTTCTTTATATACTCAACTTTCTTTTTTACAGGTATAGGATTCTTAGCATTACCTTCTGTGTGTGATGCAATTACATGAGCTTCACCATTATGTTTTTTGGCAACTTCGTGAACCTTATTTAAAACAAGTTCATGACCTTTGTGTATAGGATTCATCCTAACAAAAGCCATTGAGCCGTGCTTATCTTCAGATTCTGTTATAAAAAAAGTTTTAAAGTCCATGTGTTATTTATAATTATTTTTTACTGATTACATTTTTGATAAAGTTACCTTTTCTTACCAACTCTGTATTACCAGTTTTCTTACCTTTTGCTACTAACTTTGCACCATCACTTTTGTCTATTTTTTCTGCTGCACTTGCACCAAGATGTCTTGATACTAAACTTTTATATCCACCTGGTTTACTTTTTCCAAGTTTTTTCATTTTAATACCACCTATAACAGGTGCTTCTGTAACATTATGCAATGTTCTTGCATCTACACCATCATATTTTTTTGCTACACTTGCTGCGTGTGATATCTTTGGTTTGCTTGGATCTTTTTTAACTCTATCTTTTAACTCCTTTTTTGCCATACTGTATGCTGGACTAATTCTAGCTTTTGCTCTCATCATTGCAGCTTTTAATCTATTCTGCTCTTCAAGATCTTCATTCATTTTTTTAGTTTTCTTTTTCATCTGTTCTATAAAACTTCTATAGACAGCAGCAGCTTGTGTCTTACCAGCTACCTTTGCTCTTTGTTCCATAGCTATTGCTGCTTGGATTTTGTGAGCATGGGCTCTTCCAGAACCTTTAATTTTTCTGACGCTTCTCTTAGCATCTTCTGCTGTTGTGAATTTAAGACCATGGATGGTACCTTTTGGATCTTCGTCCGTGTAAAGGTCAGAGTGTTTGTCCGATTTGGCTGGTTGACCAGCCTTCCGAGGAATCCTAGCTGCTTCGTCGACATTTTCTATATCATCCTTATTATAATATGGGTTTTTAGGATCTGCGTCTTTTGTTTCATCTGGCCACCAATCGGTAGTATAAGTTTTACCAGATTTGAACATTGATCTCATTTGAAGTATTCTTTTTTCATATTCTTTTTTACTTGGTCTTGCTCTACCAGCAACACAATCTAAAACATAATTTAAAGTAACAGCATTGGCTGTAATCGAACCACACCTTGCACCAACTTCATTCTTTAAATAATCTATAATTATTGACTCACTACTATCAACCATAGGTTTAGCTAAGTCATGTGGTACTTTAAGATCAATATAACAATATATAAAATCATAATGTGGAGCAGGAGATCCATGTAAAATATATTCATCCTTTACTACTATTCTTTTGAAACCATCTTTAGCATACCATACTGCTCTATATTGGGTAAGCTCATCAGGTGGTCCAAACGTCTTCGACAAATGCATAGAGTATTTGACAGGCTCTTCGTTTTTCCACAACATGTAAGGATTAACCCTCATATGCATGTCTTCTCTAATCTGTCTAAAACTTTTCTGTTGACTTTCTGTTGACTTGGTCATAAAATTCCTTAGTGGCCCCTGCAAGTGATAGTTACTTAGTTTTTAAAGTTAAGTCTATTAAACTCTAGTCTATCATTGAGTTTAGTAGGTCTATTGTTTATTACGGCTACGGCACCTTCTGGCTTAACCTTCTCACCGTTAACTGAATGTTCGAACTTTGGAGTAGCGGCAATTGATTTTACCAAAACGTTTTTAGCATCTTGTATATGTTTGTGTAACTTTAAAGTATTCTCAAAACCTTCCTTATTCTTGTTAACATGATCGTTTAATGCTTGACCTGCTCCAATATGTTTTTGTTTAGCAGCATCAGATTTAACCTTATCTGCTTTTCTAGCATGGTGTGCTGTTATATGATCTTGGAAACCTTGAACGGAAGGTGTAGTATTATCTCTTACGGTTTTGTTAATATGTACTTTCAATAATGGAACATGATCTGGAGTTAAGTGATCATGGCTCATTGATGTTCCAAGTTGAGCAGCTTTCTGCATATGTG